TATCGCGAAACTCCGGTTTCCGTGGCATTCTGAGCGACCTTGTCTGCTCCCTTGCGCCCTGTGCTGTGCTCCCTTTGCCTCCACAACCCCCCCTCTTGTTTCCACAGTTTTTGCAGGCGCCCACCACCTCGCAATGGCTGAACCACGCCGTACCTTCCAGACCGCGGCGCCCACCGAGGGTGACTACGTCGCCAACCTTCCGGCGGATGAGGACGCCGCCTTCGTCTACTTCGCCAGGTGGGTCTTCACCACCTACCACCTGGCGGCCGGCCTCCTCGACCCCGCGACGTACAGGCCGGAGGGCTACTCCGACAAGGACATGGCGGCGCGCCTCCGCTTCTTCAAGGGTAAGGAGGCGGACGTCATCGACACCATCTTCGCTGTGGGTGTGCGGAAGAGCTTCTTCACCGCCAAGGAGTCCGCCACCTTCGAGCAGTTCGCCAACTTCCTCGAGTTCCTGCGCACTGCCGATGGTGCGGCTGCGGTCACGGAGGACCTGCGCCGCTCGAGGTTCCAGGCGGCGGGCAAGGGCGTCTTCAACGCCGTCGAGATCTCATCCGTTGCGCAGCTCACGGTCCAGTTGGCCGACCTTGAGCTGCACAAGCATCGGATGTCCGACGCCTCCCAGAAGCGCATCGACGAGCTCGAGCTCCTCATCGCCAAGGAGAAGGAGTCTCTGGAGACGAAGCTCAAGATGTCGGACGAGGAGTTCTTCCCCGCCTCCATCTACAAGAAGCTGAACCCCATGAAGCTTCAGAAGGAATGCTGGGTCCGGGCCAAGGCGTCGAGCACCGAGCTCGCCGCCGTCGCGGTCCCCACCAACGACCAGCTCGCCGACGCCCTCAAGAACTTCAAGGAGGAGGTGGAGCGCCGCCACGCCGTCGACTTCCTCGCCCAGCAGAACAGGCTCACCGCCCTCCGCGAGTACGTTAACAAAAAGATTTTGTCTTTTCGTGCTCGTGGAAAATACAGGATCGCGACCCGCCTTGGACACGTCCTGGCTGCCATGGACGGCCAAGCTTCTGGAGAAGTACCCCCTGCCGGAGCGCATATCGGCGACGGCGATGATTCCGATGGGGAGGACTACATCCCCGACTACGAGCGTGAGCTGTCGGACGAATCTTCTGGAAGTGATGAGGAGTCCGGCTCTGCTGGCGGTACGCCAGAGAGGCACCGGACCCCCACCCCGGCTCGGAGCCGGCGTCCCCGCCGCCGTCGGGACTACACCGGTCTTGCAAGGGGGAGCGCGCCTGCACGTAATACGCGCTCCCGTAAGGCCTGATCGGCGCGGCATCCCGTACGCCCGGTCGAAGTGGGAAGCAGGCGTGCGCAAGATCATCGGCGGAGGCGAGCTAAGTGACTGGCAGGCGGCTTCTTCAAAAGTCCGTTGCGGCGGCAACGCATCCGATGCCCTGCTGTTACTTGCTGATGCCTCCGATCGCTTACCAGGTAAAACCTTGCGCGGCCTGTTTACACTCCGTGGTGCACGGGATGCTCTCCGACTCCCCTCTGGTTTGAGTGTTCCAGATGGGAGAGCCTGTTGTAATATTAAACACTTTAATGTTGAGGCCACTGCTGGCCCTTTTCTTCGTGCTTTTGGTGTTAAGAAGAAGGAGTCTCTCGAGCAGCTGCTCGGTGACTTTGTTTGGGAATGTTTTGATGACTTTGCCACTAACGACGCCGATATAAGGCGTTTACCTTTCTTTGGCATGAGGATTGGTTTCAGGACTAAGCTGCTGAAGAAGTCCGAAATGTTGACGAAGATCCGGGACTTCAAGCCTCTAGGCCGTTGCGTGATGATGCTGGATGCTATAGAACAGTTCTGCTCTTCCCCCCTGTACAATGTGCTGAGTAAGTTATCTGCTGATGCACTTAAAGATCCAATGAGCGGTTTCAGGAATACAGCCGTAAGAGCCTCCTCCGACTGGTCCTACATGTGGGAGGAGATCAAGGAAGCCAAGGTTTGTATGGAGTTGGACTGGTCCAAGTTCGACAGAGAGCGCCCCCGCTGTGACCTGGAATTCATGGTTGATGTCGTCATCTCTTGCTTTGCACCAAAGAATGAGCGTGAGCAGCGATTGTTACGTGGCTATGAAGTGTGCATGCGCCGAGCTATCGTAGAACGCGTTGCTTTACTCGACGATGGTGCTCTGTTCGAGATTGATGGGATGGTTCCTAGCGGGTCACTCTGGACAGGCTGGCTGGACACTGCTCTCAATATCCTTTACCTGTCAGCAGCCCTGAGTGAGGCCGGTTTTAGTTCATACATGGCAAGGCCCAAGTGTGCAGGAGATGATAATCTGACGCTCTTCATGGAGGATGTGCCTGACGGAAGATTGATCCAGGTGCGTGGACTTCTGAATGATTGGTTTCTGGCGGGCATCAAGGACGAAGACTTCGCTATCACGAGGGCGCCCTTCCATGTTGAAACCTATCAGGCAGTGTTCCCACCAGGTACTGATCTAACGAAGGGTACTTCTAAAATAATTGATCAGTGTGAATGGGTGCGCTTTGAAGGGCAGCTGCAGATCAATCAGGAACAAGGCTTGTCGCATAGGTGGCAGTATAGATTCAAGGGGAAACCCAAGTTCCTGTCATGCTACTGGCTTGCTGACGGCCGACCAATACGCCCAGCATCCGACAATGTTGAAAAGCTCCTGTATCCTGAAGGTATACATAAAAGTGTCGAGGACTACATCTCTGCCTGCCTCGCCATGGTGGTGGACAATCCTTTCAATCAACACAACGTTAACCACATGAAGCACAGGTATCTTATTGCTCAGCAGATCAAGCGCATATTAGTTACTGGTATTCCTGACCGCCTTGTGTTAGCACTTGCACGCATACGTCCTGACGGGGAGGAGGACATCCCCTATCCAATGATAGCACCATGGCGGCGGTTCAAGGAGTACATAGACCTGGACAGTTATGAGCCAGTCCAGCAGTGGATCAAAGAGTTTGACGATTTTGTTGCTGGCATCAGTGGTCTATATGTACGCAGTACTACCGGCGGCATCGATGCCTATAAGTTCATGGACTTCATCCGAGGAGATGCCGTCATTGGGGAAGGGCAGTGGGGGAATGAGATGGATCGATGGATCCGATTTATCACAGAGCATCCAGTATCAAGATCATTGCGCAAGGCTCGAAGGCATAATCCAGCGAGTGTTCCCTCCGCTCAGGTGAATCAGTACTATCAACGTGCAGCGGAGGGATTAAACGTATACCGCCAACAGCTTGTGAATCACCGCTTGGATTCTTCCAGAGAGTACGGCCTTTGGGTCTCGGATCTTTTGAGGCGTTAGTGGCTTGTAAGAGAGCTTTTGTAATTACTATTATTATTAATGAGAATTAAA